AACTCACTAGGAACTGTAAATGAGTGACATCAAACTTACCCCTGACGATCTAGAAGAGATGCTAGACAATGCAGCTAGACGTGGTGCTAAACAGGCACTACGTTCTATCGGGTTACTTGATGATGATGCAGCTAAAGATATCATAGAGATGCGTAGTCTTCTGGAGGCATGGAGAGACACACGTAAGTCTGTCTGGTCAACAATAGTAAAAGTAACCACTGTCGCACTGCTAACATTTATTGCAGGTGCAGTGTGGATGACAATGGGTAAATAAGGAATAAAGTATGGCACAAGCAACAACTGAACAACTTTTAGAGGCTGCTAAAAGTGGAGACTATTCTGCAATAATGAATACTCCTGATCGTTATGGTCAAATACCTGCTAAAATGAGTAATGAAAGTAAAAGGGAGATCCTAAGTAAGCTTCAAAATCAGGGTTCTCAACTACTTAAACAAGAAAATGCTATGAAGGGTGCTAATACTGGTGACTATAGTGGTGCTAGTAAAGATGCCCCTATAGTATTAGCAGGAAGTAATTATAACAGGGTATTTAATGAAGGTAAAGGTTATGCTGTTTATGATTCTGTTACAGAAGCAGATGGAACACAGTATCTAGCTGTAGCAGGTAAAAACTCTAGCTTTATCCAAAAGATAAATCCTGATGGTACTACTGAAAGAGTAGCTTCTCCACCTAAAGCAAGTAGTATGGGTCAATATAGAGACTCTAGCGACAACAATAGGGTTAAATATGGAAGTGTTAAATCAGGCACTAGAGGAAAAAATATTAATAGAGTTTTAGGTGCATTTGAGGGTTTTAAATCTAGTCTTAATCTTACAGATGACACTGCCGATACTACTACAGATACTACTACCGATACTACCACTGATACTACCACTGATACAACTACGGATACTACAACAGATACTACAGTAGGTACTGGTGTAGGTATAGGTGGAGCACCATCTGGAGATATTGATTTAGACCCTGGTTTTTCAGGTGCAGACTTTACATCTGTAACTCCTCCTACTGATGTAATAAATGTAGGTGTAGGTGAAGTTGCTCCTATAGATCCTAACGTTTCTCAAACAGTAAACCAAGCTGTTGGTGGTGTTAATTATCAACCAATAACTCCTAGTGATTTTACCGTTACTCAAACTACTGGAACTCCAGGTTCTATTACATCTCCTACAACAGGTTATGTTGGGGGTAATGTATCACCTCAAGCAAATGTTACTGGCACATTTACACAACCTGCAGCAACTGCAGGAATGTCTGCAGTGCCAGGATCTATAATGTACAAAACACAGTATGCAGGTACACAAGGTGCTGTACCGCAAGGCACTGTTGCAACTGCTCCTGGAACTGGTCAAAATATACAGGCAGGTTATGAGCAGCATCCATACATAAACAAACAGACTACTCAAGAAATAATGGTAACTGAGTTTAATGGTCAACCTGTTACGTATGTACCACCAGGATTTGTTAGAAAGTTTCCTAGAAAAACATCTTCTACTCAAGCAACATCAGTAGATAAAAATATAACTGGTGTAACTAATATGGCTGAAGGTGGTGATATAAACAAAGATGCTATGTTAGCTACAAGATTATTAGGTTTTGAAGGACAACCTAATGACCTAGAAAAATTTCTAGAAGAAAATCCAAATGCATCTTCTCGTATGAATTTATATAAAAATGCTATGAATAGTATGAATACAAACATAGTTCCTAAACAAGCTAATATAGCTGGACAACCTCATAGACTTGCTTATGTAAATCCTCAAGAAGAACAGATGTTAAAAAATGCAGGTGGGGCAGGACAACCTTCTTTTGGAGGTATTCCTGCTTTCTTTACCCTAGCCCCAGGAACTACGGTAGGTGAAACAGCTACAGATCCTGCTACAGGAACTACATATACATGGAATGGCACAGGTTGGGATGTTACATCAACTGCTTCACAAACTCAAGCTCCACCACCTCCTCCTGCAGGTGTAAATCAAGATCAATTTAGAGCTATGCAGCAAGGTCTTATTACTCAGACTATGCAACCAAGACAAGCTGGAGTATCAGGTATAATACCTAATGCATTTGACTTTATACCTGTAGATGCAGGAATGACTGTACCACAAGCACCATTCGCAGAAGCTGCTACTGCAGGTACAACATCTGTAGCAGGTCAGCCTATTTTACCTAATGTACAAACTGCTGCTACAACTGCAACTCAACCTGCCGTTGAACAACAAACTGATGCTTTAACAGCTCAAACTCTAGGTACTTTAACAAGAGATATTACTGGTCAAACTCAAGATACAAGTTCTGTTTCAGGGTTAGGTCCAGTAACAGGTGCAGCTCAAACAGTTCAAAGTGTTGCAACACAGGCAGGAGATCCTGTACCTACAAGAACTGTAGATCTTACTCCAGGTGCTGAAGAACTTGTACAAGGCACTGGAGTTGATCAAGCTAGAGTAGGTCAAGCTTTTGGCACTGGTGAAGTACAAGCTGCATCTGTACAAGCTGAACTAGCAAGTCTTATGTCTCAGTTTGATGACGGTCAAACTCCTGCATGGGCTGCAGGGTCTATGCGTAGAGCTACTGCAGTGATGGCACAAAGAGGACTTGGTGCTTCATCTCTTGCAGGTCAAGCTATTGTACAAGCAGCTATGGAAGCTGCATTACCTATTGCACAAATTGATGCAAGTAACAAACAGCAGGTGGCTTTGTTTAAAGCTGAACAAAGGGCTAAGTTTTTACAGATAGACTTTGATCAGGCTTTTCAAGCTAAAGTTATAAATGCAGCAAGAGTATCTGAGATAGCTAACATGAACTTTAATGCAGATCAACAGATTGCATTAGAGAACTCAAGAGCTGCAAATACTATGAATCTTGCTAACTTAAATAATAGACAAGCTCTACTATTATCTGAGGCTGCTGCACTGGCTAATCTGGATATGGCAAGTCTGAGTAACTTACAGCAAGCTCAAGTTCAGAATGCACAAAACTTTTTGCAGATGGACATGGCTAACTTAAATAACAGACAGCAAACTGAGATATTTAAAACACAACAAAACATAGCTTCAGTGCTTAGTGATGCTGCTGCTGAAAATGCTGCAGAACAGTTTAATGCACAGAGTGAAAATCAGAGAAACCAGTTCTTTTCTAACTTGTCGTCTATTGTGTCGCAGTTCAATGCATCGCAATCAAATGCTATGGATCAGTTTAATTTAAATAACGTTAATTCTTTGAGAAAATTTAACTCTGAGGTGCAACAACAACGAGATTTATTTAATGCTCAAAATGGTTTAGTAATAGCTCAGGCTAATGCTAAATGGAGACAGAACATTGCAACTTTAAATACTGCTGCTCAAAATGAAAGTAACATGGATTTTGCTAAAACTATAAATGCTTTATCAGCTAAAAATCTAGATGAGATATGGCAAAGAGAACGTGATATAATGAGCAATGCTTTTATTTCCTCTGAGTCAGCAATGGATAGAGCACTTCAAATTGTTCTAGGAGATAAGTCTTTAGAGTCTGTTAGATTACAATTATCAACCAAAGAAGACATAGCTGATACAGAACTCTTTTCTAGGTTTTTATTTGGCGATGATGATGGTTTTAGTTTATTTCCACGGTAAAGTATTAATTAAGGATATATAGGTATGAGTTTTAATTACAGTAAAGCATATGCAGATTTACATGAAGCTATTAAAGCAGGGGGTTTAACTGCATTAAAAGCTTCTAAGAATGTGCGAGAGTCGAGGCAAGGCTTGATGAGTTCTAATACATCTAAAGTAGAAGAGATGGTAGAAGATGATTCTTCTGATGATACTCGTGTATTAAGAAAGTTTAATGATGTTAAAGAGTCTAATGAAAGGCTAATAGCAAGAATTAAAGCTGAAATGGAAGTAGAAGACGAAGGGGATAAAGCATGAAAATAACTGATAGACCAATTCCAGGTCAATCTTTAACGGCTGAACCAAGAAGTCAGCCCTTTGAAAGACCCCCTGAAATAGTTGATCCGATAGAAGCCATAGATGCACACTTAGATAACCTCTCCAGTGAAGGTGCAGTAGAAGATTTAATTTACTTTGCTGAGTTTGGTGTAGATTTAGTTACCTTAGTTCAAGGTATACTTAGAAGTGCAGTTATGGAAGGTATACACAGTATTGATTTAAGTTTAATAATTGCACCTGTTTTACATGAGCATATCAAGGGTATACTAGATGCTTCTGGAGTAGAGTACGAAGAAGGTTTTGAAGATAAAGAAGGTAAAAAAGCCCTAGACTATAAACGTGATGTAGAACGTGCAAAGAGAATGTTGGGTCAATTAGATCCTAAACCAGAGGTTGTAGAAGAAAAAGAAGAACCTATGGAAATAAAAGAAGAGCCAGAAGTTAAGACTGGCCTAATGGCGAGGATGTAATCATGGGTTGGAACTCTCAAGGAGCACTTAACTTTCTAAAAGATCGGGATCTTAAAAGAGAAAAAGAAGAAGAAAGAGCACTAGAAAGAGAAAACGCATTGTTTGCTTTGACTCTTGAAAGCATGAAAGCTCAAAATAAATATCGCACTGGTGAAAAATACACTTCAGCTATAGATGCAAATAGAGTTTTACGTAAAGGTATTATGAGTGCTGATTTAACTCCAGAAGATTTAGCTTTCTATGAGCCTATATTAGAAGATCCTTTTGCTTCAAAGTTTGTAAGAGATTTCATGGAAAAACGTGCAGCTCAAGGCTTAGAGATAACATATTCTATGGTGCCTAGCATGTTAGACGTTATACCATCTAATGCACCTGAAGCTGAAAAGATAGATTTTATAGAAAGAATTACAGGAGCAGATCTTTCAGGAGAAAAAGGTAAAGAAATCTATAGACAATTAGCAACAGAGATAATCTCTGCTCCAACTGAGATTCAATCAACACTTCTTGTTAGTCCAAAACCAGGTATGAGTACAGATGTTCAAGCTAGAGATAAATATCAAAAAGCTCAAAGAGAAAAACTCATAGCTCAGTTAGACTCGATGTTAGATTTTACAATAAAAAAAGATTTAAAAACAAAAGATGCTACAGATCCAAATTTAAGAACTTTAATAACCCTACAAAAAGATCTTAAAGGAGGTGGTGATAGAGCTAATCGAGCTTTTCAGACACTATTACCAATGTTTATGACAAGAGAACAATTAGAAAAATTACAAGAGATTTATCCTAAAGATTTTATAGGCGTTTTTGAAAATCCTTATATACCAAATGTATTTCCTGTAGATTTAGAAGAGAATAAGTAATGCAAGTTACAATACAAGATCTGAGAGATAATTATCCTCAGTATATAGATCTAACAGACGATCAGTTAGCAGAAAAGTATTCTGCAAAGACTGGTATACAGGTTATGTTTCCTGACTCTGAAATAACTACAGCTCAAGGTCTATTACCTGAAGCTGGAACATATTCTCAAAATGATATGGTAGACGACTCTATTTATCCAATCATTGAAGATTATATGTTGGATAGATATGGAACTCAGTCTGTAAAAGACAGATCAAAAGAAGATGTTGTAGATATGTATCTTAACAATCGCAGAGGTGTGTCTGTAGGAAATACTGTACGTGGTTTGTCTGAGATGGACTATATAAATAACATACAAGAAGATAAAGATAAAGTAGCTAGAGCTGCTGCTGCTTATCAACTGTATGAAAACATGGCAGGTTTGTACAGTAAAGAAACTGATATAGGTGAAAGAGTAGAAGGCACTGTAGATTTTATAAGAAGTGCTATACTTGATCCATCAAATTTATTAGCTGGATTTTTAGGTAGAGCTGCTGCAGGTGGCTCTCTTCGTGTTGGCACAGAGGTAGCTAAAAGAAGTGCTTTTAACGAAATGAAGAAGCAGCCTACTAAACAGTTAGAAAAAAAAGTTGGTCAAAAAGTATTTGCTGATGGTTTAGAAACTGCACGTAAGGCAGCTAGGCAGAAAGTAAACGACTATGCTCAAAAAACTTTAGGTAAAACTGCCAAGCAACGTTTACTAACTAAGTCAGCAATCGCAGAGGTAGTTACTGTAGCATCTGTAGATGCTGTAATAGGAACTGGTATGGAGTATCTATACCAAGATGGTCTTGTTGATGTTGACGCACAGGACGATATAAACTATTTTGCAGTTGGTATAGCTGCACTTGGTGGTATAGTTCTTGGTGGATTACAGGTAGGTTTTATTGCAAGACGTGGTAAATCAGATACTGCAGTACAAACAGCAGAAATACCTGAACCAGAAACTGAAGGTTTTCTTTCTGAGGCATCACAAGCTATAGGTAAATATCTTGAGCAAGACATTGTGCCTATTTCCAGAGATTGGAAAACAAAGATAAAAGGTGGTGCAGTATTATCTAAAGATAGTTTAGATTTTAGCACTGATTTTTTTAAGACATTGTTGTTAGGTCATACAAAAGATGATAAGGTTATTTTTAAAGGTATGACACAGATTGCCTACGAGAGAGGTTTTGTTTGGGCAAGACGTTTTGAAGGTGATCGGTTTACTAACTGGATGGCTGATATAATTTCAAGTGTAAGTGATAAAGAAGCTAGAGCTTATTTAAAAGCTATAGAAAAAGCAACTGGAAATAAAATTATTGTAAAGGATGATGCAGGTAAAGTTATACCTCGTAATAAAGTTACTGGTAAAGACATAGGAGATATACTTGCATATAAAATGTCTGAAGCAGGTGCAACACTTGGGGCAGCAGGGCAGTCAGCAAAACAACTGGGACTATCTATAAGTGATCTAGAGTTAAAAGATTTATATGAATCTGCTATTGATGCAGGTTTTGTAAAAGACAAAAAGAAACCTACAGAACCAAGCATAGTATCTGAGTCGTTTGCAAAAAATCAAAATAGATTAATTAGACTTTTAGTTTCTCACCCATCTACCAGTGCTCTAAATGTTATTGGTTGGGGTGCTAATACAACATTGCAGAGCATGTCTGATATAACTTTATCTTTATTGTTAGCAGGTAGGGGAACTATACAAAAACTTTTAGGTGATGTAGAGAAAGGTGCTAAGACACAAAAGTTAGCTGCAAATTTAATTAAATCAAATGCACAAAGAGTTTCTTTTTTGTTTGATCCTGACATGACCTATACAGCTTTTGAGTCTGCCCTACAAAGAAACTCTGCTGCTTTAGAAAGATTAAACAGTGTTCTTCCTGGAGGTGTAGAAGGGACTAATAGATTATTAACAGATGGTAAATTTAGTGTTGATCAAAAACTTCTAGGTATGAAGACTGATGCAAAGATTGATTTTATACAAAAGTTAACTCTCGTACAAGCTCAAGATCTTTATACTAAGTCACAAGAATTTTTGTTTCAGATGGATAAAAAACTTAGGATGGCTACAGGTAAAGGTTGGAATGAATTTTATAGATCACCTGATGCTGCTCAATACATGGCTACTAAAGAGTATCGTAACATTGAAGCCAGTGCAGTTGACGATACACTAGAAGCTATCTTTTCTAAATCTTATAAGGGAAGAGACACAATAGGAACTCTAGCAGGATATTTAGAAGATGCTAGAAACATACCTGGACTAGGTATGGCAGTACCTTTTGGTAGATTTTTTAACAACACTATAGCTTTTATGGGAAAGAATACTCCTGGCCTAAACATGGTGCTAAGAGGAGCTGGATACTATGATAGTATGGCAAAAGGAGAAGCATTCTCTAGAAGTCTAGTTACTGCAGGTATTTTATATACATTATCTGATCAAGAGATAGAAAATGTTAAACAAGGGCTTCCTGTTTATACTGCTGTAGATCCAATATCAGGACAACTGGTAGATCAAAAGTATGACTTTCCAGTATCAGCATATAGAATGGGTGCTAGGATTGTTGCATTAAGTCGTATGGGAGAAAGCCAACAAGCGATGTCTATGTTTGGTCAGTTTAGTCAGGACTTCGGTGCCTCTGGTTTATTAAGAAACTTAGACACAGCTCAGAGAGATACACTAGAGGCTATAAAATTTATGATTGATCCTGAAAGACGAGATATAGTTAAAGGTGCAGAGATTGCTGGTGTAACTCTTGCAAGTCAATTTATAAACCCATTGATGAGACCTTTAGAACCTATAAATATTGCTGTTGGAATTGTAGCAGGACCAGATGCAGCTCCTATAGATAGAAAACAAAACAACAAACTTCTTAATAATGCGTTTAGGTACATAGATAATATTATACCTTTGTTTACAGGAGAACGTTTAGCAGAGCCTAAACAAACTGCTGCAGGTGGTAAAGCTGATATACAAACTACAAAAGTATTAGGTGCAAGAACTATTAGTTTAACTGATACTAAAAGAGTTATGGCTAGAATGGGTTTAAGAGACTTCACATTAGATCTAGATAAGAAAGTAAAAGATCTAGCTCCAGCTGCAGCTAATGCTTATCATGGTATCTTTCACGATGTAATAGAGGCTGAGTCTAGTTTACTGTTAGAGTCTACATGGTTTGAGAGTTTATCTCCAGAAGAAAAGCTTAGGCATTGGAAATCAGAAGTTTTACCTAGAGCAAAAGATCTATCTAAATCTTTTTTAAGACTTCAATCTTCTGGACCTGATGATGTTACAAACCAACAGTTTGAAATAGCACAGAAATATAACAAAAGAGATATTACAAAAGGTTTAAAAGAATTAAACTTAGATGACTTCGATGAGTTAGAATACGAAGAATTATTTATATTGGAGAGGTTCTTAGAGACACAGAAAGATTTACAAGATCTTTCGATAGAGATGCAGAGATTCGGAGGTTAAAACAAAAGGGGGCTAAACGCCCCCTCTTTTTTATGTATCATCTTCTAACATATAGTCTGCCCAATCATACGATGCCTTTCGTATTTCTTCCGTTCGCCAAGGTTGTCTACCTGTTGCAATAAAGCCACACATAGCTTGACCTGCTAAGTATAATCGAGGTGTTAATTCTTTTACCTTAGCAGGTTTACGTTTTTGTCGAGCAAACTTTTTAGCTTCTTCTTCGAGACTCTTTGTCAAGTACTTGCTCCTTGTTTTTGAAGTAGGCTTTGTTAAAGCCAAACTCCCAGTCCCTATAATCTTTTGTATTTTGAGGATAGGGATTAGTTAGGTTTCCTACTAAGAAACCTCTGTAGCCTTGGTTAAACGGCTTGGCTACTTTCGCTTTTGCAATTGGACTAGTGCGCTTAGATACCATTGTGCTTTCTCCAAATCTTGTACACCATTTTTATATCTCCAACGATGAAGATACTTTGCAATGTTACCTCTATAGTAACCTGTTAGCTCTTCATCTGTCAAGAAGTCTTCTATATATTTAATACATTCTATTGTGCCTTGACCGTAGTGTTGAGGCTTTTTTACTGGATCATAGTCATTACCCATAGTTAATGTTGTAGGGCTATCATCAGTTATAGTTATAGTATCTTTAGATAACTCTGCTATTGCATCATCTAGGTTTATCATAAGTTTATTAACTCCGCTTCTTGATATGGAATGTGAAAGAATGTTTCACCCTTTGGGATTCTCCTACCGACAGCAACCTTGAGTGTGTCATCTGTCATAAGAGTATCTTTTATACGCCATGCTTTGTCCATAAATTTATTTAAGACGTAAAAGTTTAACACTCCGTTTTGATCTTTATATTTTTCTACAAGTCTCCTTTTTCTTCCTGGTATCCTAATCTCAGCCCAATGCTCAGGCCACTCATCTTTCCAAGATGACTTAACTTCTACTTCATTAAAATAGGTAAACCCATTTTTTGTAGAAACTATATCAGCATCAAAAGTTTCTTTATCTTTAACGATGGTATGTCCTTTTGATATTAGATAGTCTGATAGAGTTTTCTTTGATGGCTCATCCACCAGATCATAAATATCTTTTCTAAAAGGTCTAACGTGAACTTGCATATTATGCTCCTATATCTACTATTTCACAAACGTCACCAGTACAAGCAAAGGTCTGACTGCTTGCAGTAGTATCTACTTTTTCATACTCTGAAAGCTTTGCCCAGTCAATACTTTTTGGCATTACTTTAGATAATTTTTTGTAATCGTCTTTTGTGCAACTCTGATACGGAGCCTGTTGATAAGTGTGTTCATTGTAAGGTAAGAAACTTACTCCAGACATCTCATCAAAATGCTCGTAAACAAATGCACCTACTTCAAACCATTCATCCTTTCTTACGTTAATTGTTACACTAGGTTTATGCTCACACCAATGTCTTTGATATACTAACCACGTTCTTAATTGTTGGATAGCTGAGACATTGTCAGTGACTACTGCTCCTTGAGGAGCTTTAACTGGAAATGAGAACACAGTTGTTTGATCTGGCTTCATGAAGTCAGCTTCATTTGGAATGCCTTGATCCTTCATAAACTGTGTAAGTGGGTCTTTGTTATCTCCTCTAACGGTTCTAATGTAATGAGGTGAATGACGTGCGTGGATTCCAGAGGCAGAGTCAACCAATTGTGATACTGTGCCTGATGGTTTGACACAGGTAATTGCTGTGCTTGGTATAATGCCAAGGCGGTCAGCCCAAGTAGTATTAGTGTGAACAGCAATTTCTCGTAAATGTTCAAGGGTCTTCTCCAATCCTTTGTTCTTAATTGTAAGTAGTTGGTTATCCATTATCCCTGTGAGAGACACACCGAGCAATCGCTCTTCTTCGGTATTTCGCTGCCACACCTTTCGCAGATATGGGAACTTTGTGAATGTGCTTTGGATCGTCCCAAGTATTGTAGCACATCTGACCTTTCTTTCCAAGTCTTCAATTGAGTCAGTGGCTCGTACAACAACCTCTGTAAGATTACAGAATTGATAAGGTCTAAGAATAATCTCACTGCACGGATTGGTGCCAAACTCAAAGTCAGGATCACGTCTACCATTCTT